TCACCCAGGCTTAGTCGAAAGGCGGTTAGCCGCCCATGGCTGTTTATCAAGTCATATTCCACCAGCGTTTAGACGATTACGCTGTGGTTCAAACATTGACAGAACCCGAACTAAATTTGGGCTTACCGTTCACGCTTGCTGGTTTAGGCCACAGTTTGAACGGTACGCACAATGTTTACGCAATACCCGAATACTTGTTTACGGGCGTAACCAGTACTGGTGATCTGACATTTGATTACAACTACCCAATACCAAATCAAGTGTTGTTTTATGACGCAGGCGACAACCTTGACCGCTCAGCTGCAATACCGCAAGGCACCCTGACTTACACGGAAACTTGCACTTGGGTGACCGGCACACAAATAGGCACCTGGCTAGGCATTGCTTTAGCTGGTGTTGACGAAACTGCTTTCTTAGCCCAATGTGCCTCGAGCGCCAACAACTTCATATTTCGTAGACGTCAAGAGTCAGGTTACACGGACTCTTTGACTACGGCCCCCAGCGGTGACGTAGAGCTGGCGACAATCATGATGGGCGGAAGTATTTACCGTCAACGTGGCGCTATAGACCAATTCGCAAGTTTTAGCGATATGGGCAACGCCACCGTGTCTGGGCTGTCGCCGTTAATCAAACAACTGGCTGGTATCCCACGGCCTGCGGTTGCGTAATGACTGTCTACACCGACCTGTTCAATGAGTCGATAGACGACCTGGCAACAACCCTTGCAACAATTACAGGTTTACGAGTTGTATTTGACCCTGAAAAGATCAACCCACCGTGCGTGTTTATTGACGCACCTAGTTTTGATTGCTTCAACTACAACATCGTTACCATGAATTTTTCGGTAAAAGTGGTGACACTAGGGCCAGGCAATTTGGACGGCTTACGCAACGTTTTAAGCATGTGTGCGTCGGTCCTAGCAAAGAATGTCGCCGTAAAGTCTGGGCGCCCTGGGTATATCCCGATTGGTGGCCAGACTTTTGCCGCATATGACCTATCCATAGACGTACAAGCACAAGCAGGGTGAACATGAAATACACAATAATTAGCGAAAGAATCGGAACAGTAGGCGCAGAGTTTGTGCCTGGTGCCGGTACAAACATTGAAGCGTTACTAGCTCACGGGTTCATTGAATCTGACGAACCAGCCAGCGACAAGCCCACCCCAAAATCTGCTAAAACTAAAGCACAAACGAAAAAGGATTAACCCATGGCTACTTCGACATACCTTTCTAACCCAGGCGTTCAGGTCAACAGCGTTTCGTTGACTGACCAATGCACCAGCGCCACGGTCACCAACATGGCCGAAGCCTTAGAATCAACAGCCTTTGGCAGCACCAGCCGTGTGTTCGTTTCGGGTTTGTTCAATCAAGAAATTACCCTTGACCTATACATGAGCTATGCGGCCAGCGAAACCTACGCAACTTTGGCAGCTCTAGTTGGCACCACTACCACCGTAAAGGTTTCTAACACTGTTGCCGGTCTAACGACGCCTAGCGCCACCGAACCATGCTTTACCTTGACAGGTGCGTACCTTGAAGCCTTACCAGTCATTAACGCAACCATGGGCGAACTGTCAACTATCAGCATTACCTTTAAGGGTGGCGTTTTGACCACCGCCGTATCCTGATCTAGCAACCCCAACAGCAAAGGCCCGACATGCAACTAACACTTAGAGTCGACCAGGGCGAAGGCCCTGTAGAAGTAAGCACCAACCTTTTCACCATTGTTTCGTGGGAACGCAAATTTAAACGCAAAGCCAGCGACATGGCCAGCGGTATCGGCATTGAAGATTTGGCGTATCTAGCACACCAGGCATGCATGCAACACAATGTCACCGTGCCGGTAGTCCTAGATGACTTTATTAAGAAGCTGGTGTTGCTCGAAGTTGTCAACGATGAGCCAGACCGCCCTACGGTGCCAGTACCTACCGAAACGCACTAGCCCAAGTTTTAGTAGCGACAGGGTACTGGCCCCAGCAAGTAGAGTTTGACAATAATGACCTAGCGACGGTCATTAAAGTCATTAACGAAAGCAGAAAACAGCGATGACAACCGATTTGACTCTTCAAGTTAATGGTGTCAAAGACGCTGTTAAATACTTGAACAAAGTTGAGCCTGGTTTCCGCAAAGCGTACGTGGCGAACATGAAAGAAATCGCCAAGCCGATGACCGACGCCATGAAGTCAAACTATGACGACAACCGTTTCCCTAGTGGCACGCAACGCAATTGGTCGCCTGGTGGCCGCCAAGTTTTCCCGTTGTCAGCTTCTAAAGCTGTTCGAGGCGTAGGTGTCCGTGTCAACAATAAGAAACAGGGCGCTGCTTTTTCGGTTATGCAAAAGAACCCTGCCGCCGCAATCTTTGACATTGCAGGCCGTGCCAATGTCAACCCTTTAGGTACAGCGTTTAGCAACAAATTTGGGCGTTCTGCCAGCCGTGTTATCTGGCCAGTATTCGAGGCAAAAATAGTTGCCCTAACAACCGAAGTACAAAAAGTTGTTGACGGTGTTATGGCTGAAGCCAACAAGAATTTGAAGGTGATTTAATGGCTATTTCAATTCCGATTCTGTCAGACTTCAACAGTAAAGGCATTGACAGCGCCATACGAGAATTTAAGAAGTTAGAGACAGCAGGCGAAAAAGCCCAGTTTGCTATTAAGAAAGCCGCCGTGCCTGCCGCCGCCGCTATTGCTGGTTTGGGCATTGTTGCTGTTGACGCTGTTAAAGCGTTTATGGAAGATGACAAAGCCGCCCAACTACTTGCCACCAGCTTACGAAACACCACAGGCGCAACTGACGCACAAATTAAGTCAGTCGAAGCGTTCATAACTAAGACGTCTATTGCCGCAGCTGTATCTGATGACGAACTACGCCCAGCCATGGACAAGCTTGTAAGAGGTACTGGCGACGTTACTAAAGCACAAGAGCTAATGACTTTGGCACTAGACATTTCTGCCGGTACAGGCAAAGACTTAGGCGCTGTATCTGACGCCCTTTCAAAAGCGTTCAACGGCCAGTTAGGACCACTTAAAAAGTTAGACCCAGCCCTGGCAACCCTGATTGAAAACGGCGCTAGCACCGACGAAGTTTTTGCCGCATTAGGCAACACATTTAAGGGTGCCGCCTCGACTTCAGCCAACACAGCTTCAGGCAAAATGAAATCGTTCAGTATTCAAATGGGCGAATTTAAAGAATCGGTTGGCGCCGCCGTATTTCCAATAGTCGACAAGCTCTTGCCAGCGTTCCAATCTGTTGCCAATTTTGTTACCAACAACACTTCGCTAATCGTAACTTTAGGCGCTGTCATTGGCGGTTTAGCCGTTGCCATTATTGCTGTGAATGCCGCAACTACAGCATGGGCCGCAACAACAAAAGCCGCCGCCGCAATACAAGCCGCCTTTAATGCAATCATGTTGGCAAACCCAATCTTTCTAATGGCAGTTGCTATTGCCGCAATCATTGCAATTTTTATTGTATTGCAAGCAAAATTTGACATATTTGGTAAAGCAGTAGACGGAATCAAAGCAGGCTTTATGGCCTGGTGGGGTGTGGTGCAATTTGTGTTTGGTGCTGTCAAATCAGGGTTTGCTGAACTAGCAAATTTGGGCAAGGCAATATTTGACGGTATTGGTGGCGCTTTTAAAGGTGTCATTAACGCTGTCATATCTGGGTTAGAAGGCGGCCTCAATTTTGCGATCAAAGGCCTAAACATCATTCTGGACGGTATTGACAAAGCTGCAGGCCCTTGGGTCAACTTTGGCGAAATCCCAAATGTCAAGTTGCCTCGACTAGCTGAGGGCGGCATAACGACAGGTCCTACAATTGCCATGATTGGCGAAAAAGGACCTGAAGCCATTATCCCATTAGACCGCCTTAATGGCATGGGTATGGGTGGCAACACAATCAACATAACGGTGACTTCAGCAGACCCAAATGCGGTTGTTCAGGCTTTGCAACAATATGTTCGAAGCAACAACCGCTTACCAGCAAATGCGATTGGCTAACCCATGGTCGCCATTAACTGGACCTGCACCATAGGGGCAACCTCGTTTACTTCCATAACTCAATCGTTGTCGTTTGGTGTTGGCAGATCATCGTTTTTTAACACCTGGTCAGGCAACAATTGCACAATTACTGTTCGAAACAACACAGGTCAAGCAGCTGCAATCCGACAAGGCGACATTATTACTATTGGCAACAATTTAAGCGTTGAAACATTAACCTTTTATGCTGTTGAAGTATCTTTTCAAGACAACATTGCCGTTAACGGCAACACGGCAACGATTACGGCCCGTGACGCTTTAGGGCAACTGTATTCAGCCAACGGCAACAACGACGTTGTTTTGGGCATTAACAACAGCATTGACCAGGCCGTAGAACTAATGACTGAAATAGGGTTTTATCCGCCAGACATACCGGCAACAAATCCACCTGGGCGAGCAATCATTAGCGACATATTTGAACTAACAACTGTAGGTGAACGAATTGCCTCAATTCTTAACACCGAAAACAGTTTTTACTATTACAACGGTCAAACAATAGAATTTAGAGAATCAGCGGCACCCGAATTGGCGTCAAGCAATTTCACTTTAAGTAACACTACAGGTTTGGCTTATTCAGACATAACACGCAAATACCCAAATACAAATTATCCAACTGAAATCAAATTAACTTCAGTTGATGTAGGCGAAACTTCCGCCAAAGACAGTTCGCAATATCCACGGCTTTACAATCGACAAGTTTTATTTGAACAGGCCGTGCAACAACAGGACCAAACTAATTATTTCAAAGCCGTTTTAACTCAAGATGACGAACCTTATTTTGATATCCAATTTAACGACAGCACGCAAACGTCTGGGCAGATGACAACTTGGCTAAACGGCATTGAATCTATTATGGGCAAATATCTGTCTGTTACCTATAACGAGCCAGGCGTAGGAAATGTGACTAGAAAAATGGTTGTTGAAGGCGCAACTTTGAACGCTGTACCTGGCCGTAGTGATTGGTTTGTGTTTTTGTCGCCGGTGGCTATTTACGATTTATTTACTCTTGACAGTTCAGTTTTTGGAATACTAGACACCAGTCGACTCGGCTGGTAAAGGAGAAAACATTATGGCTATTAACCCAAACACAGACTTTTCGTCGGGCGCAGTCCTGACAGCTGCACAACAGAACCGATTCCCCCGTGGCGTAATGGCTTTGGCGACCTCTACGACCAGTTACACGCTGACCACTTCCGAAGTCATTGCGACAGGAATGACGGTCACTTTTACGGCGGTAGCGAACCGTTACTACCGTATTACCTATTTTGAGCCACAAGCCCAAACGGCCACTTTTAACTCCAATACACAGTTAACGCTTCGACAGACAAACGCCGCTGGAACTGTGCTTCAAAACACTATTTTTCAAAACGAATCAGCCGCCCTTGACCAGCAAGGAATGACATGCATTCGCACTATGACTTTCACTGCTGGTTCAATCACTGTTGTCGGTACAGCCAAATGCAGTGCAACAACTGGCGCGCCACAGTTAATTCGTGACTCAACCCGACAAGCCCAACTACTCATAGAGGACATCGGGCCAGCATGATGAAAACTCTTGTCGTGATCGCCGCCCTTGCTATCGCACTAATGCTGGTCATAACCAGCTGTAGCGACCGCACTCGAGACAACTGCGAAACCCAACCCACAGCCCAAAGGTGCAACCAATGAAAAAGTACACAAACTCAGAAATTAAAGCCCGACTAATTCTTATCGTGGGTATTGCTTTAGCAGTAGCGTTTCTAGGTTCAACTGCAGCTTTGTTGTACGGCCTGCTGTTTGTAATTCAACCTTTAGAAGTCAGCCCTAATGACGAATCAGCCTGGGCGTTACTATCACCAATGATGTTGTTTCTCACTGGCGCCCTATCTGGAATCCTGGCAAGTAACGGCCTAAAGGACAAGGGAGAAAAAGACAATGACTAGTCGACCGTATACCGGCAACAAAGACGCCGTACACGCCGCCAAACGTGAAGGCACCAAAGTTTTTGTTGACTATTGCTGTTACCTATTTGGCGTCACCAATCTGGGCATTTTTAATGACCGAAACATGGTTGGCACAACCCCACCAAAGAAGTCAGTGCATGCCACTTGGCGAGCTGTAGACCTCAAAGGCACCCCTGAACAACGATTAAAACTGATCGACTTCCTATATACCCACCGTGACATTTTGTGCATAGAAGAAATCCACGACTATGCAGGCACCTACAAAAACAACCCCAAAGGCTGGGGCGCTGGCTACCGCTGTGACCGTGATGAATGGCGTGTGTACGACAAAAACACCATTGGCTCAAAAGGCGCCCAATGGGTGCATGTCGAAGTAGCCCCACTGCTGGCCGATCACCCTGATGTCGTTCACCATGCTTTTAAAACTATTATGGGTGCTTGACATAGACCTACCGAATCGGTAGACATAGCCCGACCTGACCCCGACTGAAGGACAAACCAAAATGAATGTGAAACGTTTTTTAGGGCTAGCCCTATTTACCTACATGATGTGTGCCGCTTTTGCGGTAGTGAACCAAAAAGACACGCCACCCCAAACGTATGTGAAGCCACCGGCAACAATTAACCTGGGCGACTTGTCACCCCAACAGCTGCAGGACCGTGCCGTAGAGCTGACAACCACCACCACCACCACCACTTCAACTCAGCCCACAACTACGGTTGCTTATGTTGACCCAGCAACCAAATGCCAGGAATGGTTGCCTGTCGCTGTTTCGGTTGGCTGGCCCAACAACACCGAAACTTTAGAGAAGCTAGGGCGCTTAATCTGGAAGGAAGCAAGGTGCCTTAACATCGGCTATTTGCACCCAGATTTTAATGGCAGTGACCACGGATTGGTGCAGGCAAATATTGTGCATAAACGCTGGGCCGAAGAACTATTTAACATGCCGTTTGAAGAATCCATGTCAGACCCAACACTCAACCTGCGTTTCGGTTTCCTGCTCTATGACGCCACAGCAGAAACAGGTGCCTGCGGTTGGCGCCCATGGAAAATGTGCTAGCAAATGTTCAATGTTGACCGACCCGACTGGCAACAATTAGCGGCATGTCGAGGCATTGACACAAACCTGTTTTTTCCTAGCAACGCCCAAGAGTCAGCCCAAGCCAAAGCCATAATCAAACCTTTATGCGAATCCTGTTTAGTGTTCCAAGAGTGCTACGCCTACGCCGTGTCATTCCCTGAAAAGGCTTTACAAGGCATTTGGGCCAACACCACAGACAACGACAGGCGCCGTATCCGCTACTCTGCAACACCAGTTGGCTATCGTACAAAACAACCCGACCAATGAAAGGCCCGACATGAACCAACAATTAGCAGAAATGACAGCTGCTATAACCAAAGCCGAAATAACTATGAAAGCGGCGGCCTGGCAACTTGAATCGCAAAAAACCGACATTGAAATGTTGCGCAAAGCCCTTTTTGAACTGGCTTATGTCGCCGAAGAAAACGGCATTTACCTGTCAAATCTTACTAAGTCGACACAAGACACAATTGTGGCCATGCGGTTAGGTGGCTTCAAATGAACGTCATACTGTGCCAAGAATGCCAACTAGAACTAAAACACCATGACACACGCCTGCAACCAATCCTTAAAGGCATATGTTTGGAATGTGGCCACAAAGGTAACTGGGAAGGTTTAACCCAAAACGAGCGTGCCAGGTGCAACGACCTGTTGAACTATTTACGCATGACGCCTGAACAACAACGGGCATTTGACAGAAACTTAGGCAGCTGATGGACCTTACAAACTATGTCGACGTGCCAACACGGTTTGCTATGGCATTAGAACGCTGGCCTGAACTACGCATAATTGAAAACCGCCCCGAAGTAGTCACGGTTGGCGACAAAACTTTTATTGCTGTAACCGTGCAAGCCTGGCGCACACCGGACGACCCAATTAGTTGCCAGGCAACAGCATGGGAACCGATACCTGGCTTAACGCCGTTCACCCGTAACTCAGAAATGATGAACGCAAGCACCAGCGCATTGGGCCGTGTCTTAGGGTTCATGATGTCGTTTGGCCCAAAAATGGCTAGCGCCGAAGAAGTACGCAACCGACAGGAAACTAGCGCCCCAGCAACCCTTGTAAAACAGCCTCAGAATGCGCCCAGACAGGCGCTAGGCGCAAATGCGAGCAATGCACCATCGGAAGCCCAATTGAAGTACCTACGAGGCTTAAACTGGGAAGGCCCAGTGCCTGAAACTAGAGCTGACGCAACGGCCTTAATTAAAAGGTTGGCACCGTAATGCCGTTGGTGACTTTGACTGACGCACAAATGGCTGTTGCTGTGCAAGAAGCTGAACGCCGTATGGAATCAGGCCGCAATCAGACTTCACGGACATTTACAGGCGTAACGCTTACTGAAGAGTTGAAGCAACAAATAGATGTGCTTGGCGCTGTTAGTGAACTGGCTGTATCACTCTATTTGCGCTTACCGTGGACCGGCAAAGGCAATCTAGGCGCTAGTGACGTTGACGGTTACGAGGTTCGAAGCAGTCAACGAAAAGAAGGCAAAGACTACTTTTTGTATATTCGTGAATACGACAAAGACGCTGTGTATATCTACTGCGTAGTCGATGGGCCACAAGTAGTAATTGCAGGCTGGGCGACAGCTGCAGACGTCAGAACTAAAGGCCGTCTGCTGTATGAAGATAACCAATGCTACGGATTACCCAGGCAAGCCCTATACCCAATGGAAAAACTGCGATGAAAGAATCTTATTTTCAGTCGCAAGTAATCATGTTGGCTAAGTTGCACGGCTGGCTAGTTATGCACACCCGTGCTGTGGAAATCCGCCCAGGGGTGTGGAAAACACCACTTACTGGTCACGCTGGCTTCCCTGATCTAGTCCTGTGTCATGCTGATCGAGGTGTCATATTTGCCGAATTAAAAAGCAGTATTGGGATACTATCTACCAGCCAAGAATTATGGTTCAGCAAGTTGTCGTCTGCTGGTATGGAAGTCCACGTGTGGCGGCCTAAAGACATAGATTTCATATCCACCCGACTAGCCAGGAGACCCGACCGTGACTGAATTTATGCAACCTATTAACCCTATGCGTATATGGACTAGACACGGCGATTTGCGCTTTGCCCACCCTGTGTTTGCTATAGCTATATCAAACCAACATGATGTCGAGTACCTGACCATTAACGGTCAGTTTGAGTCAGCAAAAAACATTACCCATGCCGAAGTTATGTTGAACGGTCAATGGACAGCTCTACACACGCTAGAGATACGTCACCCAGCCACCTGATACTGTCACCACAATTTCATTAGTCGCATGGGTGTACCACGTTTGTAGGTGGCGGGCCGTAAACAGGGAAGCCTGGGTAGACGCCTATACACCGATGTAGGCGAACAGCGTTTCCAAACGGCACAAATGGCGAAGGTTGTCCACCGAACAAAAATAGACCGGCTTCCTG